CCGTGCGGTAAACGATGGCGCCGTCCATCAGTCGAACTTCAGGTCTTCAAGCGCGCGGCGGATCTCTTTGGTCAGCATCTGATGCACTTTGAATTGGTTTGTCTCTGCGGCCAGCACGCCGGCCACGCGGTCTGGCAGGTTCAGCAGTGCGTCACGCACCTGCCTTGCTGCCTTGAATGATTCGCGCTGAACCACGTCAGCTTCGACCAGCTTTCCTTCGCGCTGTTCCAGTTCCAGTTCCGCCAGTCGCATCTTGAACTGTTCGTGCTTGGCGCGGGCTTCGGCGTAGGTCATCGGCTCGTCGGAATCGACACTTTCAGCCGATGTGTCGATCTCAGGCTTGCGTTTCGACACGTGTGCCGCGGCGCCAGTCAGGCTGTCGGTGTTCTCTGCCCACTCTTTGTCGGCAGCCTCGACGTCGATCAGGTATCGGCCAGACGGTTTGGCAGTGACAGACTTGACCAAACGGCCGGATTTAATGGCCGCTAAGACCGCCTGCAGCGTGACTTTGCGTTGTTTAGCGTAGTGACTTGGTGGGATCATGGGTGAAATAGGTTAGTAACCACTCACTAGCGATAGATCGCGCGAGCGAATGACCCACGACACCCACCCCCTCAAAAGGGACCCGCGTTTTTCTGTGGTGTAGAAACAACACATCATCGCGCAGTCTTCAGTGCATAGGCCCACGCATCGCGCAGGTTCTGTTCGAACTGTGCGCTGACTACCTTGCCGCCGATGGATGTCATGTCGAAGCGCTTTTTGTACTGCGGCTGCTGTGCGAAGACCATCAGTGCTTCGATGCGTTTGTTGTTGTTGACGCGGGCGTAGATGCCTGGGCTGCGGCCTGATCCTTTGGGCTGGCCAATGAAGTACCGACCAGCCTTGCCGCTTGTGTTCAGGTCTGCAGTGATGCGCTTGATCTGTGCAAGGCTCACTCCACCGAAGCTGTCGCGCTTGATGTTGCCTGTGGGCACCAAGGCTTGGGCACGCACGCCACTGACCTTGCTGGCCATGGCCTCGAACTTCTTTTCGAAGCCCTTGATGCGTCGGCCACCGCCTTGCACTTCGAACTTCAGGTATCGGGCCTGCTTGTCTTTAGCGAACACGAATGCCGTCAGGTTGCGACGCTCTGCTTTCTGGAACACGAACGCGCTGCGTGTGAACGCATTGGGCCTGTCGAACGATGTGGTCGTTGCCGCGTTCATTTCCTTGCGCACCGCCATGGCTGTGTTGGTCAGGGCCTTGGCAATGGCGAATGGGGCCTGCCTGCTGGTGAACTGTTCCAGCTTTGGCAGTATGGCCTTGATGTTGGATTCGACTGTGATCTGCATGGTTTGAATGATAGCGCCAGGTTGGAATTGGCGCTGATGTGTTTTCTGTGAATGTTAGTGACTACTAACTTGTTGTGTTGCCAATGTTGTACACGTACGCGCGATAAATAAAAACATGTGTAAATAATGATGATGATGATGGAATGTTTATTTGTCTTCGCACATGTACAACATAGACAACATTAGCAGCCTTATGTTGCCAATGTTGTATAGAACTAGGCGCGTGCAGCCATCTGCATGTCCCTGATTTGCTGGCGCACCTTGTCGCGTGTTGCCGTCTCTCGTTTCGCTTTTTCAGCAAAGATCTGGTGGACGGACGTGGTGACTGCCCACGTGTGTGAACCACGTCGACTGCGTCTGTCGTCACCGACTGCGGTCAGCCAGCCCATATCTTCCAGCGATTGCATGATGCGAACACGGCGCCATTCATCCAGTCCACGCCACTGCTTGTATGCCTGCAGAACGTCGCGCTGGGTGATCACGTCCAGTCGCTTCGACAGGATGTGGCCAGCGATCCAGCGTGCATGTTCTAGGTCGCTTTCAGCGCCAAGGATGTCGGTGTAGTACGCCATGGCATGTGGCAGCAGATAGTTGCGCATCAGCATGTCCACGCGCTTGGCTGTGTCTTCGGTGACCTGAACCATGCATGGGTGCTTGCGCAGGGCTGCACACTCAATGGCGTGGTAGATCAGCAGCAGACGGGCGAACAGACCAGACCACTTGCCCAGGTGTGACTTCAAGCCACCAGGCAGGGCAGGGTAGTCTGCCAGCTCACCTGCAAAGGCGTTCAGGCTCTCACGCACCACGTGCGCTTCCTCGGTCAGCATCACGGGCGTGTTGCTTTGGCCAACAGCGTACAGGTGGTCGATCAGGTCAGCGAACCCCTTGCTGGCCTCGCTGTCCTCTGGTCGGTCTTGCTCTGGCATGTTGCCGCCGACAATGATCATAAAACGCTGCATCAGGCCGTCGTCGGTCATGTTCTGGGCAATGCGTCGGATGGCGTCTGGCTGGATGCCGCCGATCATGGACACGGACCAGTTCGGGATCTTCAGGCTGCCGCGCATCACACGGTCCACGACACGGCCGCCGCCGTTGTACGCTTCCAGCCAGTGGGCGCGGTCCTTGCCGCCTGCCTTGCCGCCGCTGTAGGCGTCCATGCTGCCAAACCAGCCCGACAGTTCGTCCTGGATGCACAGCACGCCGCGGGCGTTGTCTTTCAGGATCTCGGACAGGGCCTCGACCGTGATGTCCTCGACCACCATGCGGTTGTTTACCGGTGGCTGTGGTGGTGTGACGATCTCGCCGGTTTTCTTGGCTGCCTTCTTGGCCTCTTTGTATTCGTCGTTCTCGGCCACAAACCGCGCCATGTCCTTGGAATTGTCTTCGTGCAGGTCCATGTCGATCTTGCGCAGCCGCTTGGTCGCACGCTTCATGGCCGGCGATTTCTTGACGGACGGCGAACCGACCACCGCACACCACAGGCGCGCGCTCTCGGTCCAGCCAGATTCGTGTCGCTTGGGTTGGATGCGAACACCGTCGTGCAACGCGGCCGCGCAGCTCACAATCGCCGGCATGGCCACCATGGCTGGGACGACACCGATCAGCTCGGCGCTGTCGAATGCGTAGTCCGCGATGGCGTTTGGCAGCATGTCGCGGCTGATAGGTGGCACTGGGAATTCAGCGAACAGATCCATCGGTTCGTGGTTGTTGTTCGCTGGCGCCTGCATGATCTCGGTGACCGCCTCGATGCTGTTGGATGATGCCCAGTCGTTGAAATCGCCTTCGGGTGGGCTGATGACCGAACCGCCGACCATGTTGGCAGCGATGGTTGCTTTGGTCAGTCCTGGGTTGCCCTTTGTGTTCACGTCGTTGTCGGCCGCAAACACGATTTCGATGTCTGGGAAACGCTCACGCAGTGACTTCGCGACCGGCTTCAGGTTGCCGGCATCGAAGGCAATGGCCACAGCGTCGCCGCTGGCTTCGTGGATAGTTGCCGCTGTCGCGTAACCCTCGGCAATGTAGATCTTACCGTTCGGCTTGCCGATGCCGCTGTAGCAGCCTTCTTTGCGGCCGTGCTTCAGGAATAGCTTGCTGCCGTCTGCGTCAATGAACTGCAGGCTGTGCAGTGTGCCGTTGATGTCTTTGACTGGGATCACCAGCGACCCGCGGGAAATCCTGACGTTGTGGGCGCGGACGCCTTTGCGCACCAGGTATGGGTGATCGTCTGTGGCTGGTTCGATTGATTCCCAGATCTGGGCAGCACGTTCGCGGGCCTCTGCACGCAGGCGCTCTTGTTCGGCTTCACGTTGTTTGCGTGCGTCGTCCATGCGCCTGGCGTACTCGCGGCGCTCCTCTTGGGTGAATTCGTGTTCGGACTTGCTGCACCATGTGCTGGCCACGTCGTGCTTCCAGCTGCCGAATGAACCAGCTGGCACGCCATCGCTGTGCAGAACGTACCAGCCGTTCTTTGCTTTGGGTTTGTCGCCTTCGACGTGAAACCGGTGGATCTTGCCGTCTGGGATGATGTCGTCGTGCGTGCGCAGTCCGACAGCTGCAATGGCGTCGCGGAATTGTTCGATTGGGTGCAGCATCAGAACACCCCGCCATCGGTCGTTGAAAGTGCATTCAGCGATGTGGCGATCCACTCGCGCATGACTTCAGCATCTTGCGCAGGCTGCGGGTCGATGTACGCCATGACAGCGCGGCTTTTGCCGTTGCAAAGATCCCAGGCCGTTCGGAATGACTGGCGCTGACGTTCGCTTGGTGGGTATTTCCAGAACACCTGCAAGTTTCCATGGTCGTCGTGTAACGCTTTGACCATGAAGTCGATCTGCTGATCGTTGAAATGCAGGATGGCTTGCGCGATGCGCAATGCTTTATCCAGGCGCTGGATGCGCCACTGTTGCCCGTCATAGGCGTTTGTGATGACGTTCATATCTGACTTTCTTGCGCTTCTTTGAAACCCACTCGGTCGCGCATGAACCGAATGGGGTTTGAATCATAACTCCGTTTTTACCTGCTTCAGCAGTGACCGAATCGCCCAAGCCACTGCGCCTGGCACTTTAGTGTAGCCCTTGCGCCAGTTGACGATGGTCTGGTCACTGACGCCGAAGATGCCTTCGAAGTCCTTGTTTTTCATTTTTAGCACCGCCTGTGCGCGGACAAATTCATGCGATGTCATGCTGACCCCTTGATGCCGTGGGCTTTCTCAATGGCTCTGGCAAAGTCATAGACGAAGTCGTCAACAGCGACGAACTTTGCCAAGCATTGAATTGCATCTTCACTCAGCGGCTTGCGCTGCGCGTCTGCCTTGCCCAACTCGTAGCAGTTCAGCGCCAAGTGCAGCGTGTTGTCGTTTGCACCGGCCGCCTTCAGGTCGGTGATCAGTTCTTGCAGTGTCATTTGTCACCCCTCAAACTGTAAGCCGCCACAGCGATCACGACTGCGACGGTCAGCGCACCGCTGGCAAAGATCAGACCCAGCAGGGTCAAAAGTGAACGTGTGTCTTCTGTCATGCTTGCCCCTTGCGCAGCTTTGGCAGTGGCGCCCAGTGCGTATAAAAAGTCTCTTTGCCATTGAACTGGCCGTAAAGCGCCACGCCGCCACGACCCAGCAGCTGGACCTTGACGCCACGTGGGCATGTATCGATTGGCTGCCAGAAATAGTTGTGATCGACGGCTGCTGCGCCTGTGCTGTCTAGTTGTGGCGCAGGTATCGCCATGTCACCGCATATCGGGCACTGCATTTCTGTCCATGCTGTGCGTTGTGGGTGGGTGTAAACCTTGTCGCCTTTTTTAAGGCTGTAATCACCAGTGAATGAATAGATGTTGCCAAGTTTCCCAGTGATGGTTATCGCCACAGGCTCACCCTGCTCTTGCTTGGCTACCTCTGCCACTTGCACCAGCTTATTGATTAACTCAGCCTCAACAGCATCAATTGCTGTCAGCTCCTTCAATCCGTCAATCAATAGTTGCATTGCTTCTTTACTCATTTCCCAGCTCTCTTTCGTTTGATTTCCGCGAGCTGTTCCCGCGCTTCTCGGAAGTAATCGACCTCGGATATGGGCTGCAGCTTTGCGTATGTGAACGGCCGTTGTCGGCGGATGCGCATGCGTGGTGGCCGTGGCTTGGTTGGCGATGGCCATGGTGCGGTTGGTGCAATGATGGTCTTCATGGCTCGTCCTCGCGCTCCACAGGCTCGACACCGCTGCCGTGGCACTTGTAGCAGCTCGATCCGTCGTACATGCCTTCGCCGGAACCGCTGCAACCGCTGCAGATCTCGTCTTCGTCGTCCTCGTCAGGCTCCATGGTGATCGGCAGTTCTTTGCTGCCAAACGTCGCCGCCCAGTTGTCTGCGAATGTGTCGCTGTCCACGCTCAGTGGGCGTGGTGCTGATCCTTTGCCGCCGTCGCTCATGTTGCCCCCTCGATCAATTCAGTGGCGATCTGGTACAGCACGGTGAAGTGGTTTTGGCCCATTTCCCAGGCGCCACGTTCTTCCAGCATCTTGTCCAGTTTCTTTTGCGCAGGTGTGCGCGTGTCTTCAAACAGCACGGCGCTGCTTTCTTGTTCGGTTGCGTATGGGTCTTTCATATCTTCCTAGCTCCCCCAGATTTCACGATGTTGGCCACCTTCTTGATGGCGGTTTCCAGTTGTTTGACGTTCACGGCTTCCAGCTGTGCGTCGTGGATCTCCATGCCCCAGTTGATCGCTGTCAGCTCTGGGCCGTTGCAGATGAACTTGTCGCCCAGCTTCACGCCACGGCTGGCCATGGTTTTCAGTGCGTCCTGCCCTTCACGGATCTGCGCTCGGTAGGCTTCACCGACGTTTTGCATGGTCAGCGCCTCGGCCATGTTGAGGGCGGCCACCACGGTGTCGATGTCACCGCGTGTGCCTTTACCCTGGGCGATGGACGCCAGGGCGTCGTGGTTTCGGATGCGTAGGATCACCAGTGCGTCGTCTATCTCGGCCAGTGGCTTCAGGCCGACGCTGACGTGCGCCATGGTGTCCACGATCACGCCGCGTGGACGGTACTTGCTGCGTTTGCGGGTCATAAACAGCCCCGCGCAATGGTGGCCATGAACACGCCGACGAAGATGCCAGCGCAGAACGCGAACACCAGCCAGATGGCGGCAATTGTGTTTTCGCGTTGGGTCATTTCGCCCCCGCCTTGCTGAAGTAGTAGAACGCTTTGGGCGCCAGGCTACGTTCGTCCACCATGGCCATCTGCACGCCGTCTTTGCGTTTTTTGTTGACCACGCCAGACTGTCTGCGTGCGTTGATGGCGTCGCGGTCCATGCCCTTGGTGTCGATCTTGATGATCGGGTTCTTGATGTCGAATGCGTTGGTCATAGTGGTGCGTCGTCAAAGTTGTTGGGATTGAACCGTGGCGGCTTGCCACCGGCTTGGATTGGTTGGGCTGGGAATGGCCAGGTCATGCTGCACCGCCTTCAGTCTGTTGGTGACGCTTGCGCTCGGCCTTGGTGCCAGCCGTAAAGCCTGACAGCACGCCAGCGCACGCTGCGTCTTTCAGCATGCGCGCCAGGTGTTGTTTGTTGATCATGTGGCTGGTTTCTTGTTGCAGCAGCTTTGCGACGATGTGGTCGATGTCAGCGCGCAGGTTTGGGTCCATGATTGGCATGTTCATCCCCACAAATGGCAAACCAAGAAACCGGCAGCGAACGCCAGCGTCATGTGGACCCAGTATTCAGCCTGCGCAGCGCCGTCTGATCGGTGACCTTCCATCCATTCCCAGCGCTGACGGGCTTCGACAGCGTGAACGGTGTTTGGGTAGGCTTCCTGCAGTGTGCGTGGGTATTTGCGGGTGGTGGTGTTGATCACGATGGATTCTCCTGGTTGGTGGCCAGCGACGTGCTGTCCATAACCTGAAGTATGCCAAAGATTTTGGGTATTTATCTAAGTATAAACCCTGAGTGTTGTGTAATCGCAACAGCTTCGCCAGGTGATCGTGCAATTCCAGCAAAACCACCGGCTTTCAATACTTGCGCGATGAAGTTGACCTGGTGTTCTGTTGGACGACCGTTGGCCGTTTTGACTTCGCAAGCGGTGAACACGGCCACCTTGCGGCCCACCATGTCTGGTGTGATGACCACCGGCGTCCAGCCGATCAGATCGCTTCCGCCTGGGTTGCCCACGCCATACTGGATAAACCGGCCGGTCTTTGGGTCTTTGTATGCGCCGACGTTGTTGCGGTGCATGACAGAACCGGCCTGCGATAACGCAAGCCGGATCTGCTGCTGGATGGCGGCTTCGCTCAACGCTCCACGCCTTCCAGTCGGTCTGCTACCAGCTTGGCGTAGCCGGCGATGTCCACCCAGCTGTCTGCGTAGTTTGGGTCGCCGTTCAAGATGCGGGCGATCTTGTGCATGATCATTTCCAACGCCTCGCGCTGGTCGTACTCCAAGTCGCAACCACGCACAGCCTCGTAGTGATGCAGCAAGGCTTTCAGCCGTTGCGCGATCTCTGCGTGGCCGGTGAATGTGCCGTAACGTGCGCCACGCTCGTTCAATGTCTGGTCGATGTCTGTGTTGTTCATGTTCGTGGTGTGTTGGTGGGGTACTCACAGCACTGTAGCTGTTGGCGAAATTGCCGCTGCTTTCCCCCGTGAACTTAGAACGGGATGTCGTCGTCTGGGATCTGTGCTTGCGGCGCTGGACGCTGTGCAGGTGCCTGGCGTGGTGCTGCGGCTGGCGCTTGGCCATCAGCTGCGCGTGGCTCGAACAGCGAACAGATCACGCGGTCCTTGCCTGGTTCGCGTGGTGCGGCTGCCAGGTTCACCATTGGGTCCAACAGGATGAACGGGCCGTTGTCGCCTTGCATGACCGCGCCGATGTTCATGTATCGGTTCTTGGTCTGGCCTTGGTTGTCTTGGTAGCTGCCGGTTTTGACGGCGATGTCGTATTTTTTCGTGATAGCCATAATGGTCCTCGATTGATTGAATAAAAAATCCACGTCTTTCCGTGGTGTCAGCTGGCGCACGACGCGAAAGGAGTTTCGCCGTCACCAGCAGCCGGTGTTACGCGCCACCGCCGGCTGGGCGTACCCCTTTTTCAAGCTGTCGTGCGTTCCACAGGGCTGTGATTCTATTTTGCAATTTGGCCAATGCGGCCTCTCCGCGAATTTCTTTGATGCCTTTGACCCATCTTCCTGTGTACGTGTTGTTGTAACCCCACAAATATCGCCGGCGCTGTTGCAGCGGCATGGCCAGAACGGCGCTTGCTTCGCATTCCTCGCGCCAGTCGTCCGACCAGGTGCAGGTTTCGTGGCCGTCGTGCATCAGCACGCGCATGTGGTTGCACTTGGGGTAGCAGGTCATAGGCCAAGCATCCTTGAACCCTTGATGCGCAGCTGCTGGTAGACCCAGCCGATTTTGTAGCCGCGTTCCTCTGCGATGCGCTTCAGATCCTCGATGCTGCGTGCCTTGCCGACCTCTTGGCGCTTCTCGCGCTTGATGGCCGTGATCTCTGCCAGCTCTCCGTCGGTCTGCTTCACCACCTTGGGTTTGGCGACGTGGACGTGGCCGCAGTTTGGGCACTCGGCCTGCGGCTTGAACACGAAGTAGCAGCGCTCACACTGGCGCACGGCTTCGACTGCATCGGCGTTGCGTTTGTTGCGTTTGGCGCCGTCCAGCGACCACTCGCGTGCCTCGGTTGGCAGCCCGTGGTGCAGCGCGTTGCCGGCGTGGTCCAGCACGATGCAGTCGGTCTTGCCTTGGTGCAGGCGCAGGCCACGGCCAACGCTTTGCAGGTACTTGGTCACCGACTTGGTCGGCGCCAGCAGGATGATGCAGCTAACCGCTGGGCAGTCCACGCCAGCCACCCACAGCTGGCAGTTCACCACCACGTCGATGCGACCGGCTGCCAGGTCCACCAGGGCGGCGTCACGGGCTGTCTGGTCGCTGCTGCCGCTGATCGCCACGGCTCGGTAGCCTGCGCCAGTGAACATGGATGCAGTGTCTTCGGCGTGCTTTACCGATGTGCAGAACACCACGGTCGGACGGCCATGTGCCAGCTTGCGGTAGTGGTCCACCGCGTTGCCGGTGATCTTGGGTTTGTTCATGGCTGTGGCCAGCTGGCCTTGCGCGTAGTCGCCGGCGATGGTGGCCACGCCTGTCAGATCGGGCGTGCTGGGCGCGAAGTAGCGAATGGGCACCAACATACCCATGTCGATCAGATCTTGCGTGCCGCACGTCTGCACGATGGTGTCGGCCACCTCGCGCATGCCGCGGCCGTCCAGGCGTGCCGGTGTCGCTGTCAGCAGCAGCAACAGCGGATTTCCGCAGTCCTCGATCACTTGGCGGTAAGTGCTGGCCACTGCCAGGTGGGCTTCGTCAATGACGATCAGGTGCGGCTTGCGGTGCATGCCAAGGCGGCGCGCGGCCGTTTGCACGCTCACCACCTGCACCTGGCTGAATGGGTCGCATTGCCGGTTCGCCATGATGAAGCTGTGCGGGATGCCTTCGGTGGTCAGCTTGGCGCTGGTGGCCGTCAGGATCTCGCGCAGGTGCGCCATGAACCAGACGGTGTGGCCACGGCTCACGGCCGACCGGATGATGGTGGCTGCCGTGTGGGTCTTTCCGCTGCCGGTGGGCGCGCAAAGGATCGGCGCGCGGTAGCCTTCGCGGTAGGCGTTGCGCAGCTGCTCGATGGCTTCGGTTTGGTATGGGCGCAGGCTCACAGCGGCCCCCACATCGTGAAGCCCAACCAGACGATGCGCAGCCATGTGCCCACCAACAGCGCGAAGATGACGGACGACGCCAGTGACGTGATGAAGTTCATGCGTGCGCCTTCGCTTTTAGGCGCTGGGCTGCCTCGATGACGCGTTCCCACGTGCGGGTGGTTGGCTGTGCTGCGCCGGTTTTCCAGCGGTGCAGCGTGGTGTTGCTGATCCCTGCTTCTCTCAGGATGTCATTGGGTTTCACACGGCAAGTGACCGCGATTTCACAAACCTTCCAGTAGTAGTCATTGGATTTCATGGGATTCAGTATTGCTATTTGTTGTTGCAAAATAGCATCATAATCCACGGTTTTGCACTTTTAGGCAGTTATTCGAGTAATAATCTGAACCCACGGTGATCTTCCGTGAACTTTGAAAGGATAGGCAATAAATGAAAACAGGCATCTACTCAGGGATTTCAAACGACGAATACCACGGCGGCGTTGGGATCTCTAAATCCGGCCTCGATGTGCTTGCGCGTTCGCCGCTGCACTACTGGTCCAAGTACCTCGACCCGAACCGCGAACGCAAAGAACCGACGCCGGCAATGAAACTGGGCACGGCAATTCACACCGCGGTGCTGGAACCCGACGAATTCACCAAGCGCCACATGGTCGCGCCGCAGGTCGACCGCCGCACCAAGGATGGCAAAGCCACTTGGGAACAGTTTGTCGCTGACGCCGAAGCGGCCGGTGCGGATCTGATCAGTGCCGACGACTTCGCCACCTGCCAGGCGATCAGCCGCCAAGTGCGCGAACACCCGACAGCGCGCAAAGTATTCGCCAACGGCACGCCAGAATTGTCAGCCTATTGGACCGACAAAGAAACCGGCCTGCTGTGCAAGTGCCGCCCTGACTGGTTGGGCCTGCCGCTGATCGTGGATCTGAAGTCGACCGAAGACGCCAGCGCTGAAGGCTTCGCCAAGTCGGCGTGGAATTTCCGCTACTGGGTGCAGGCTGCCTGGTACGTGGACGGCATCGAACAGGCCACCGGCCAGCGTCCTGATGCGTTTGTGTTCGCGGCGTTTGAAAAGTCCGCGCCGTATGCCTGCGCGTTCTACTTTGCGGACGAAGCCATGCTGGACATGGGCCGCCGTGAATATCGCCGCCTTCTGCGCATCCTGGCCGACTGCACGGCCTCTGATCGTTGGCCAGGTTACACCACCGACGTGATGCCGCTGGGTGTGCCTGCATGGGCGCTGAAGGCCGCCAACGACAACCAACCAACCACCTGAAAGACCCTTATGTCCGAAAATTCACTTGTAACAATTGAACGCCCAACGGCGCTGTCTGTTTTCACAAGCCAAGAAGCGGTTGATAGCATGATCGACCAGATCGAGAAAATCGCCCGATCACAACTCGCGTTTGATGTCGGTACGGCAAAGGAACGAAAGGAAATTGCCAGCCTAGCTTTCAAGGTGGCACAGACCAAAACCTATATTGACGCGGTTGGCAAAGACTTGGTGGCAGAAATGAAGGAATTGCCACGCAGAATTGATGAAACGCGGAAGCATGTTCGTGACCGCCTAGACGCTCTGCGTGATGAAGTACGCGCACCGCTTGATGCATGGGAAGCCGAACAAGAACGCATCGCCTATGAAAAAGCGGAAGCTGAAGCCGCCGCCAAAGCTCGCGCCGAACGGATTGCAGCCGACATTGCTGCGTTTGTGGCAGCGCCCACATTTGTATTTGGAAAACCATCCAGCGTCATCGCGGCTCAGCTTAATGGATTTTCTTCCTTGCGCCCGTTTCCCGACCAGTTCGATGACCGCTTTGAAGAAGCCACGCGCGTCTGGGCTTCTGCCATAGATGCCCTGACCGTGATGCTGGCTCAGACCAAAGAACGCGAACAGTTCGAACAAGAACAGCGTGACAGGCGTATCGCTGCTGAAGCCGAAGAACGTGCGCGCAAGGCTGCTGAACAGCAGATCATTGATGCGAGATTGGCGCAGGAACGCGCAGAACTCGCAAAGGTCGACGCGGAAGAACGTGCGAAACGCGCCGCCGAAGAAGCGACTGCAAGGGAACGCGCTCGGATACAAGAGGAAGAACGCGCAGCCGCAGCAGAGGCAGAACGCCGTGCAAAAAACCTT